CCATACAGACTGTTCAAGTTAATCTTCTTGACCAGTTGTCGTTTATCCCAATATTCCTCTTCAACTTTGTTACCAGCATCAATTGCCGCTTTGAGTTTCTTCTGCATGTCCTTACGCTCGCTATACCAGCGAGCCAGCAATCCCGGAATAATACCTTCTGTTTCGTGTGTAAAGATAGTACCATTAGCACTCAACATCCAGGGCTTGTTACTTTCAAAAATCAACCTGTAGGCTTCTGCACCACTTAATATATCCTGTTCACCATTTTCCCAATCGATGGTAAGTTCATAAGCACGATCCTGCCGCATCACTGCTTCGTATTCTTCACTACCAAATTTGTTCTCCCACGCAGCCGCAAATGATTTCTTATGCAATACCATTTGCTCATGGATAAACTGATCAGTATTAGTTTGTTTTAATTGTCCAACGATTGTTTCTGGACCCATATTCAACGCACGAATAGCACTGGGATACAGACTGTTGATGTCCATACTACCAATCCAGTCATGTAGACCTTTTTTAGGATATGCTACATAAGCACCTGCCGCTTGATTGTTATCATTTTCATCACGCTTTAAACGGCTCGGAACGATAAGTCCACGGTGATGTGCTTCATTAACGATAGCCTGTTCCGTCACGGCCACAGCACCCATAGTGGTCTGTAGCAACACGGTACACTCATGTGCCAGTGTGTTGGCAAGATCCAGGAATTTTAGTTTCTTATCTAATTTGTCCAATAGAGCAGTGTCTTGCCTATTGTATTCGATAAACTTACGGAAGTCTTTGTTGTATAGTTGATCAAGTGTGCCTTCATAGACAGTCTTGCTTTCACCTATCTCCATCTCTCCGATGGCGTCCAGCCTGTAGGTGTGGCGTTCCTCGTATGTATATTTCCGGTACAGTTCGAGACTGTCCAAATGAACGCGACCAATAAGATCATAAGTAATAGCCTGTTTCCCATATTTCTCATATTCTCTCTTCTTTGGAAATTGATCCCACAAGCAAAATCTGCGTGTATCTTCTTTGCTTAATACTTTGGTAACACGATTAACTGTGTAAGGAATATCAAATCCTTCACTATTCCATCCGCTTAATACATCAGCATCTTCAATTAGATTTAGAAATGCATCTAACATTTCCGCTTCTGTTTCAAACAATATAGTATTAGGAAAGTCTTTGACTTGTTCCTTGGCCTGTTCCATTGTCAGCGTCTTTGGTGGAACAGCAAAGCATACCAGTGTGTCTAACCATTGTAGGTGAACTGCGATCGCAGTGATGGGCATGAAAGCATCTTCGGGAGTGCTATAGCCACGCTCGGGATCAAAGTCCACCTCAATGTCGAAAAATGCTACATGAAGTTTGGGTGCATCTGCACCGAGATAGTTATCTTCTAAACAGCGGAATGCTGGTTTGATATCGCTTTCGTAAAGTTTACGATCGCTGTGGATACGGAGTTCTTTCTGGAAGTCCTTGTTATTTCTACAAGTGACTTTACTAAGACTTTCACCGTGGATTGATTTATACTTACCCTTGGGGTCAAGATAATAAAAGATGTATTTGGCAGGATATTCCTGAAAGATTCTGCCCTTCTTTGGATCTCGCTCAACGACTTTAACGACATCTTTGTCGCGATCCCACATTGCGTCAACATATGACATATTTTTTCCTCCTCGTGATTTTATGGCTCACTGACCTTCTTTGTGATCAATTATGGCTGATCCGACCTTACTCATAAATTATTTAGCATCCTGAACAATCCCACGCTATCTATAGTGACTAATAGTGCGTAGTTAGCCAACATGCCAAAAGATCTGCGACTGTGAGCAGCCCAAGCATATACACAGCACTGGCTAATAAAAATAGGATACAGGATAATAAGAGGCGGGGTAGGAACAGTGAGTGCCATAGTGACACTACATCCGATACTAATCGCCCAAGCCGTAGTTTCCAGGATGAAACGAAGAGGGTAAACCTTATAATCTTTCCTGATCCATTCAGCGACATTCTTGAAGATCTCATTCATCAGTGCGGCGATGTGAATGTCCGGAGATATCCACGATGGTTTCTAAATCGTCAAACTCTTTCCAAACTTGATCCCATTGATCTTTCATTGAAACTTTAATTGCTTTTTTGATTACACTGGGTTTGACTTCCAGTTCTTCTGCTACTGCTTTGATTGTGTCATTCAACCCTTCGGTAAGGTCTTGAATCTCTTGCATAACGGTCATACCCTCTGCTACGATCTGTTTAATTTTAGCCCGTTCAGGCTCTCCAAATGCTTTGCCCATAAAAAATCTCCTTGTAAGTAAGTATATACTATACAAGGAGTGATGTCAATGGTTATTTTATAATCTTTCGTTAATTAAATTCCAGTTGATGATTTTCCAATGGTTAGTTAAATAACCTTTTTTGTCTGCAAGATAATCAATATTAAAGGCATGTTCCCACCAATCTATCAGCAGTATAATATCATTCTTGATTTGGTGATTGGCGATGGTTTTAATCTCACCATTACGAGCAAGATATACCCAGCCGCTGCCTTGGATGGCCATAGCAACTTTGGTAAATTCTTCTTTAAAGTTTTCAAATGATTTCCAATGTTGATCAATAAACTCTTTAGATGCACCAAATGGATCATTGGTTTCGTCTGGAATCTGTAATTGTGGAAAATACATACTGTGTAAGAATGCACCGGCTTCGTTGAAGTCTGGATCACCTTCGCCATTGTTGTAGCGATTGACATAAGTTTTATATAGTTTGCCATAATGATAATCTATAGCATCTTCACTTAGTACAGGTTCCAGAGCATCACGGGCATAGGATAACTTCACTTGTTCGAGTGTTTTGATCTCTTTGCCTTCTACTACATATTTTATAAAATTAAACATTATTTCTTTTTAGCCCTTCCTGCCTTCATATTAGCGGCCCAGTGAGACAATTGTGCTGCTCGTCCTGAATGGCTTTTGGCAAACTTTCTTAAACTGCTAACACTACCTTTGGTAGGTACATGATAACGCTTTGAATCACCTTTATCTTCAGGATGGCGACCATCGGCAAAGTTTTCATTCGTTCTACCAAACTCGCTGGCTTCGCCTTCTAAACTAACATGCCATGCATAGAATTTAGTTTCAGGATATTCTTTCTTCAAACTCATAAAAGCATCTAAATTAGGCACAGCATCGTCATACATAATGGCTTTGTTATAATTGCCTTTATCTAATAGATCGCGTATGATAATCTTTTTCTTTTCTTCAGTCTGCATCTTGCCCTGCATATTACCAGCACGATAGACATGCACCTTGTTCATATCCACTCCATACTTACGGAATGTATCTAAGAATAATTCTCGATCATTAAAATCGGCACGAGCAGTAACCATGACAACTTTATTACCCGTGGCAATATCTTGTTTAAGTTGGTTAATCATTGGTATGATTGGTTTAGATTTTTCAAAAAACTCACGTGCGTCGGCAAAGTCTCCAAAGTCAAATGTTTCGCCGGGTTGTAATTTATAATGAGTAAAATCATGGCTGTTCAAACTCTTGATCACTTGGCCATCTCTAACGACATGAACTTTGGTCTGTGTATGTACCAAAGTATCATCTATGTCGAAAATGACCAATTTGTTAGGTTCAAACTCATGTGCTCGCATTTAGCAATTCCATTTTCTCAATGCTAATGCTTTGCGTGTAGGTTCACCATTGGGTTTCTTCATAGGGCCATCTACTCCACTCATACGAGCACAGAAACTCTTACGGCGTTTAGCAGCCTTACTACCTGGTTTTAGTTTACTGGGTTTAGTTGTCACTGCGGTTTGTAGTTTGCTACCAGGATGCTCTCTACGATAACTCATAACACCTTTGCGATTGAGTCCACCTGTTTTATTCTTACCTGCTTTACGATGCCACGCAGCAGATTCATTCAATTCATCTTCTAAGAATGTATCAGCAAACTTTTCACATAATGCCCTAATATCTGCGTTATTAGTTTCTTGTAGAGTAAATTCTCTTTCTTCGTGTTCGTCGTTGCCCTGGCTTGGATCCATATAACCACAGTAGACTTTGCGTATGATAGAATTATTGATTAGATCAGTACAACTATCACCATGTCTTTCTTGTGCGGTTTCATCACTAAATTCGCTACAAGGACTCAATGTAGTAATAAGGATACTGCCTTCTGGAATATCTCCATACTTTTTATCATATGCTTCCATTGCGGCTTTTTCAGCATGAACACGCAGATCACCTTGTGGATAATTTAATCCCATGACCAAATTATTATCTGGATCTAATACAGCAGCAGCAACCATGCCATAGCGTTCTTTATCTCTCTTCTGGCCCTCAATGACCAGTTTGCAGAGTGTGACTAAGATACCATCTAACTTGGTTAGATTGCGTATTTCGTAGTCTTCTTGATCAAACTCATTTAGTCTCATTGTTTCTTCACCTTGGGCTGTCTTGCTTTATACAAGGCCGCTGCGGCCATTACTTTTTTTTTTCTGGAGTCTTATTTTTAAATTGGTGATACTTATTTGGATCGGCATGTTGGAAATTATCAATCCAAGTATCTAATTCCATATTAGGTTCTAATTGTCTCTCCATCATAGTTTGTAGTGATTCAAAGTATGGATCCGCACTTTCATTCTTGGGATGTTTGATATGTGCCCAGGCAATGCTTTCGGCATCTTTTTTACTCTTGCCCTTCTTCATCATGCTGGCAGTGATATGCTTG